AAGCGACGTACAAGGGCACTATATTGATAGTGCGCTTATTAGCCTTTTTGAAATAGAAGTACAAGGTACTTATGTATTTTTTCATTCAGGTCTTGACGAAACTTTAGAAGAGGTACAGTTCGTATCTCGCGATACGACCACTATTAATACGTATCAAGCATTACCAATAGTTATAGATGGTATAGAAATTCAGGCAGATGGCGCACAAAGCCGCCCTTCTATAACAATGGCAAATGTCACTTCTGTATTTAGAGACGCCTTAGGCGGCTTAAGAAATGATGACCTAATTGGAAAAAACATAGTATGCCGCCAAACTTTTCGAAAATTCCTAGTAGGGGGCTCAGAAGAGAATACTATAGGAAGTGAGCCAAATGAGTTCCCTGTTAGAGAATACATTATTGATAGAATTGCTCAAGAAACAAAACTTTTAGTTAGATTTGAACTTGCGTCGCCTTTTGACCTAGAAGGTATTCAACTACCTCGTAGAGTAATCGTAGGTAAGTACTGTAGTTGGGCTTATCAAGGGTATTATTCAGAAACTAGTTATGGAGCCTGTACATGGAAGAGGGATGGAAAGGCAGAAATTGTAGGTGCGGATAATAATCTATATACTAATTATTTTTATTTTAATGAAGATAATCAACCATTAATATCAGAAACATGGGCGAGTGCAAACATAGTCGCATGGTCTTCAGCTACAACATATACTCCTAGAAGTTATGTTGAGCACTCAGGAAGCTACTGGCTTAGCCTTGCAGAAGGCAATATAAATGAGGAGCCTTCTAGTTCTTCGGTTTATTGGAGACAGAGTTTCAGTTATACGCCATTTGCAGCAGGCACGTCTTACTCTAAAAATGATTATGTAATATACGGAGAAGCTGGCTTAGAGACAGTATGGAGATGTTTCGTTGCACATACAGGAACAGAAGATTACCCACCAGTAGCTAAGTCAAAGTACTGGACACGGGGCGATGTTTGTAGTAAAGCTTTAGCTGGCTGTAAAGCAAGATTTCAAGCAGTTCCTGCAGACGAAGCGTCCTCAAACTCTCCACCAAGCGGGTATACCAATACATCACACGCTATGCCTTTTGGAGCTTTTCCAGGGAGCGCAAGATTCAAGTGATAGAATTTTTAGAAGAGATAGAACAGCATTTTAGTAAGTGGTATCCAAAAGAGGGTTGTGGAGTACTTGGAGTTATAAAGGGACAGTTAAAGTGGTTTCCCTGCGATAATGTTGCTACAGGTACAGAGGACTTTATTATTGATTCAAAGCAATATATTGCAATCTCCCAAAAATGCGATATAGTGGGAATAGTTCATAGCCACCCAGACGCAAGCCCAGAACCAAGTCCCTTAGATAGAAACTATTGTAACACATTAGGAATTCCTTACTATATATTCAGTTATCCAGAAATGGAACTATTTAAGTTAGACCCCGTCAGAGAAACAAAAGCACTATACGGTCGAGAGTATAAATTCGGAGTCAATGACTGCTTAGAGGCAGGAATAGACTATTATGCCTCAAAAGGAATAGAACTACCAAAACGTGCATTATTCGAAGATGATTGGTGGGAAAAGGGATTAGATTATTTTACAGAAGATTACATAAAAACCTGGGGGTTTTATAAGGTAGAAGGAAACATGAAGCCTGGCGACTTATTAATTTTCAAAGTAATGGCAAATGTAGGAAATCATTGTGGTGTGTACTTGGGGGAGGATTTATTTTTCCACCATGCCGTAAATAGAATATCATGTAGAGAGAATCTTTACCCTTTCTGGGGTAAATACATATTTGGAGTATATCGTTATGCAACGTAAAGTTTACTTAGTTGGAGAGCTAGGCGAAAAGTTTGGCAGTAGTTTTACTGTACATGCCTCCAGCTATAGCGAGGTTTTTAAGTGCTTAGAGGCAAACCACCCTACCTTTAAAAAGTACTTATTAGACTCACAAGAAAAAGGGGTAGGATTTACTGTAGAGACTGCGGGCAAGTTTGTGCAAGAAGACAGAGAGCTACTCTTACCTCTTAACGCAGGAGATATTACGATAGCAGCACTCCCTGCGGGGTCAAAAAGTGGGGGTATGAAGATATTTGCGGCAGCCGCACTATTTTTTATACTTGGACCGATGGCTGCACAAGCTGCTGCTGCTTCAGGTGCAGCAACAACAGCCGCCTCTCTCACGGCAGCTGCGGGAGTAGGGGGCGCAAGTGTCACTGTAGGCACCTTCATGGGCCTAACTGCGGCACAAATAACCACAGCAGTAGGTACAATGTCATTAAATTTAGCATTAACCGGACTTCAACAATTAATGGCTCCAGACCCTTCAGTAGATGCAGCGTCTCCAACTAATTATTTATTTAATGGAGCCCAGCAAAATGTTGTAGATGGAGACCCTATTCCTTTATTATATGGTGAGTTAATAGTACCAGGACGGCCCATCTCACTAGAAATATCCCAAAATACTCATGGCAGTAACAATGTATTTACTGACTGGACTGGCAATGTTGTCACTGGCGGTGGTGCACCATCAGCTGACCCTAAGACCCCAGAGAAAAAAGAAAACTCAAAATAAGGAGAAATAATAAAAATGTACAGTTCGCTTATAAAGAATTTTATACGCCCAAAGTCTGAAACAGGCTTTGAAGAGGGAGTAGGCTCTCAGGCCCAGAATATATCAATTACTGATATTATTTCAGAAGGCCCCATCTATGGGCTAGTAGATAGCACCGCCTCTGTATATCTTGGAGGAGCAAGAGCAGAGAGTACAACAATTGCCGCACAATCTGTGTCGCGCGGTACTCTACGAATTACTCTTACACAAGGCTCACCAGTAGCTTCAATTTCAAATGGTACAATACATAGAGGCCAGCAGGCGGCTGACCTGGATAATCCACCTGAGAGATACTTAATTCTTAGAAATGGCTATGGGTCAACTACAGTGTCTTGTAGCCAAGGCGTTCCCTTGCAGTCCAATGTACGAGCCATTAATCTAGTTAGTACTGTTAATTTCTTTACCGATGACATGATTACAAATCCGCAGGATTTAATCGACACAAATTTTAAAGTCACTCCTGCGCGATTGATAGGTAGTGAAAATGATGGACTACCTATTGAGGGTATTATATATGCTAGAGCAGATGGCACCCATGCATCCTTTCAAATAGGCTCCGGCGGCGTTTCAACAGACTTAGTGGCTTTGCAAGGAACCTATACCTTAGTAGTAGATAGGATAGTTGAAATTAATAGTATATTTAATAATGGTAATGGACTGACGTTAAAAACAGCCTGGCTTGATGATACTGCCTCTTATGCTTTTGATATAACCTCATCTTTTGCAACAACTATTAATCAAGGTGATGTACTATGGCCCGGCAATAGAATCGGTAGTCAGTTCACTGGATTCACAGCGCAGTTTAGAACAGGAACGTTACTTCAGCCCCCTTTTACAGGCGAGGGCGGAGAGGGGTCTTCTGCGATAAGTCATACACCCACAGAACTTCCCGAACTAGAAGGACCTGCGGGTTTCGATACTGAACTTCAAGGCACTAGTGCTACTAAAGGCTTTGCCTTAAGCCCAGAACAAGCTCAGGAGGCTGACGAAGTTAGAATATCTATTGGGTACCCAAATGGGCTATTTCAAACACGCGAAGATAATGGGGCACTAAAAACAAACTATGCTGCATATAGGATTTCAATGGCAGTGAAGAAGTTCGGTGCTTTCGACTTCGAACAGCCCTTCGTATTAGTCGATAAAATGATACATTCCGCAAATACAAAAAATGGTATTAATTTTCAAGAAATTATTAATTTAGAGCCTTATAAACCCTATCAAGACTTTAAAATAATTATAAAACGACTGACAGAAAATGATGGGTATGGATATAATGAAGATTTAAGCAGAAGCGGTAAGATTAATAATAGTGATGCAACTATTACTTCTGTAACAACTATTCTTAAAGAAGTGCTTACTTATCCATATACTGCTATGGCAAAAATTTCTTTTAACTCGAAACAGTTTAAAGAAACACCAACACGTACCTATCATTTAAGAGGTTTATTAGTTAATGTACCATCTAACTATGTTACTCGTGAAGAGTCGCTGACCGGCGTTGCTAATTATAATAGAAATGTTATAACGGGAGAAATTGAAGAAACTTATCAAAACTGGGACGGGGCTTTTAGAACTACAAAAGTTTATACAAATAATCCAGCATGGGTATTTTTCGATATTCTTTCAAATAATAGATATGGTCTAGGAGCCTTTCTAAAAGCATCTCAAATTGATAGATTCTCTCTCTATAGAATTGCTAGGTATTGTGATGATTTAGTACCAGACGGTAAAAATGGATATGAACCTCGTTTTACAGCAAATTTATATATAACTAAAGCTGCCGACGCATACAAAATAATCAAAGACGTATCTACTATTTTTAGAAGTATGATATATTGGCTAGATGGCCAAGTATTTCCCGTGGTTGACCAAGCAAAAGACCCTATATATAAC